TCCTCTGTAAGTATAACAGGGTGAAGGATCTTATGTATTTTCAGTACCTCCCTCTTCCTCCTGACTGTTATCACTATGTCCGTTATGTACAGTGCTTTGCTCATGTATGTGATTTACCCATTGTCTAAAAAATCTTTGTAGAGCGATCTGCTGCTCTCCCTCCTCAATCGTTGCGTCCTTCATAAAGTACTCATCAATGCTACGGATCTGTGCCGCAGTATTCTGAAACTTATACTTGATGTGGTTCTTGAATAGACCTTCTTCAATAAGGTCATCGATAAAGTCAGCTAGCACTGGTCCAACTGCTGTTATCATTGTTAGCTTAATCCCTTCCTCTGTCATTGTGCTCTTTTAAATATAAATCAATTACTCTCTTTGTCTTCTCTAGGTCTTCAATGAACTGACCTTTCTTTCGGCATCTTACAATACGTTTGCATATATCAAACTCGTAGGCGTTTAACCCATGATCTTCAGCAAACTTGTAAAGGCTTCCGTTACTGTTGTTGTAGTGGCTGTCTGCACTCATAGAACCATCTTTCTTTATCACTTAAATCTTCGTAATTATAAACCCTATCAGCAAGCATCTCAGACTCCTCCTTGTAGTATGGCTCTGACTTATGTCCGCTAACAGTTAGTATTATCCTCGTAGTCTCAGCAGCCATGAACTTCTTGAAGTGTGGGTATATTGAGTCAACGTGGCATGCATGTTTCCTACATATATCACTTATCACCATGCCGTCCTTGAAATCCATGTAAGCTAAATAGCTACGCTTCTCTTGTTGTTCCATCATGGACAAACGTCTTTCCAAATCCTCCTTTCTTAATTTCATTCATCCTAAATTTTTGTATTGGCTTTGGTTGCTTGCCCTTCTGCTTTACCTCGTAGAACTCAGCGTTGCACCCTGGAGGCAGGGCTAGTATGTCTGGTATGCCGTTCTTATTTGTTACCGATAGCTTTATGACATAGTAGCCTCTACTCTCTAGGTCTTTAATTAGTGCTGACTGTATCTTTGACTCAAGCATTTGAGCAAATGTACACCAATAATAAGTTAATCACAAACCTTGTAGTCTTTTTTAAATATGTTCAGTGTGTACTTCTTCTTGGACTTAACGACCTTGTATATCTTGTCCTCTATACCATTCTCCGAGAAGATCCAGAACACCTTGTTGTTAAGTCTATCGATGGTAGTCATACGATCCCTCGCCTGCCAGTAGCTCACAGCACTGTGCATGATGTTGTAGAACACTAGGTAGTCTGCATTTTTTAAGGATATACCCTCACGCCCAGAAACCGTTTGTAAGGCGATAGCCTTAAACTTACCTGTATTGAACTCATCAATATCTGTAGTCAAGTCATCTAAGAATATAGACTTAAGAGCGACGAGCTCCTCTTTGAACACATAGAATATGCCTATCTTATCAGAACTAAACCTATCTCTGATGTACTCTGCCTTAGTGGTATCAAGAACCATCGACACTCCTGACTCAAACTTAATCGTTCCTCCGCATAGCTGGTGTACCTTCTGCATAAGCTTAGCTGATGTGTCAGCGAGTATCACTTCTTCCTTTCCTTCTACAACTCTGTCTGAGAACAGCTGATTGATAATAGCATACGTCTGAGGTTTCATATTCACATGCACGATCTCTTCATCAATGGTGGATGAGAATCCTGCCTGCTGTTGTGTATACGTGATCATCAGATGTGATATGTCAGCCATTATCTTACTCTCTATTCCTTTAGAGTAGTCGTTGTACATGAACGCACCGATCCTCTTCTGTGAAGCTATGACGTAGTCATTGGCCCACTTATAGAACGTTGAGTACCTGCGCCAAGGGGAGTAGTCTGACACCCACAGCTGATGATAGGCCTGAGAGAATGACTCAGGGAACGGAGTTCCAGATAGGAAGATCATAGGCTTACTGCTGAATAACTGTCTGAATAGCTTCGCTCCTGCCGATGGCTTAGGGAACGATCCGTGCCTATGTGACTCATCCATGATCACTAGATCATACTGACTAGGGTTCTCTAACTTATGCAATGACTCATTGTTGAGTATTGTTATATCATAATAATTGTTAAAACCAAAGTCATTATAGTCAGACTGGATGGATGATATAGCCTTCTTCTTAGTCAAGAACAGCACCTTCTTCGCACCGAAAAGCCTAGCTACCTCCATAGAAGTAGCTGACTTTCCTGTTCTAACTCCCCAAGCCATGTACAGAATCTTGTACATGTTGAGTATCTCTAGACCCTTCTTTGCTCCAGATGATTGATATTCGCGTAGTTCTTTCATATAGATCCCCATTGGTTAGCTATAGCATCAGCAATACCTTGAAACGTCTTACTCCTAAGTGTCTGTCTTTCCTCTTTTGTCTTTGCATTTTTAAGCGCATCAGCATACCACTTAGGATGTGATTTGCCTGAAGAAAAAACAGTTCTTTCACCCTTTCCAACAATTTTAGTTGGTAGTAATAAAGGTAAGTTCTTAAGCCACAAACAGGTTGTTTTAGTTGCTTCATCACCAAACATATATGGCTGAATTATTTGATCAGGCTTTCTCCATCTACCACTTAATAAACCAACAGGATTTTCAATAGCTATATGTTTAATATCTGAATTATATAAAGCTTTAACAAATTCAACACTATCTAACATATCTTGTCTTCTGTTAGGATATTTTGGATGAGGTCTTCTATCATCAAATGGAAGTTCTTTATCTTCTGGATGAGACAACCATTGCGCTCCACTTCCTGCTAAAAATGTACAAGGAGGATGGGCTATCATTAAGTCCCATCCTTTATCTATTACTTCAAATACATCCTGTTGATAGTGCCACTCAGGATGACCTCCGCTACACGGAAGTAAGTCACATGAATATGCTTCGTGACCCAATGCACGAAACGCTTTTGTTACTGTCTGTGATTCCTCACATGCTACTAATACTTTCATAATTAAAACATTTTAGATTGTTCATCATACTTTACATCAAACCTAATCATCTTACCTGCCGCTGATCTGTACGAGTGAGGCTTACAGTTGTACTTAAAGTCTCCCCATAGATCCAACCACTTGTAGAACTTAGTCAGCGGAATAGCCAGCTTACCTCGTGGACCGTAGTCAGGGTTCTGCTCTACGAAACTGTAGTACAGCGCATTTCCAGGATTCTCTGCATGACTCTTAGTCAGCATGTTGTCCTTGTCAGCACACCAGTCGTAGAAGTTGTAGTCAGTCTGAGCAATGAACTTACGTTCACGTAGGTTCTTGAACTTGGCCTTCCGCAGTCCCTTCTTAAGGTACATCTGTAGATTGGAGATCATGTAGTTGTCAAACTTAGCCCACTCCTCTTTACTCCACTCAGTGAAGAGCTGATGACCGAACTCTGTCTCAGGCGTAAAGTCCTTGCTGTAGTACTGTGCGAACTCTAGCTCCCACTTACGACGCTCAAACGAATTACCGTCACCCTTGATCGCATAGTTAGTCGTGATCACTATCTTCGGTGATCTCTCGAACGGTATGTGGATCTCGTCCTTGTTCTTCTTCTCAAGTGTTATACCCTCAGTAATCACTGAGAACAGTCTCTCGAAGTCAAAGTTCTTGTTCACGTCATCGAACACAAGTAGCTGAGTATCAGCAGATACACGCTGGTATGGGAACGACTTAGTGAACGAAAAAGCCTTACCATCAATAATAACCATGCGCTTCATGTGGCTGATCCCTTGAACATACAACCCCTTACCAGTACCTCCAGAGGGATTGTCAGATATCACCTCGTCATTAATAATTACAGCAGGCGAGAACGACGGTGGCTTGTAGCTGTGCATCAGGTATCCTGCTGTTGACTCAATGCTGTTGATTCGATCAGACTCTTGACCTCCAATGTTATGTACAAACTTACGATATATACTGTCCTTGTACTCGCACTGTACGTAGTCTCTGTTGATCATCTGGTTCTGCCATATGTACCCATCAATATCTGAGTAATCTATGGTCTCAACCTTATCAGCTGTCACCTTCACAACACAGTTACGGTAGTACAGATACGATACGTCCTTGTCATCCTTCATGATGTTAGGATGGATTGTGTTTAAGAACGATAGGTGATCTTCCTTGAACAGCTTACTCTTGTCAGCAAAGTAGTTGTATATACTCTTGTCCTCAAGGTTGTACAGGTAGTCATTAATTACGTGATCCTTTATCATCGTATCATTTGCATCAGATACAATGTTGTTGCGGACCTTAACAAATACGAACACACTTCCACCCTCAACAAAGTACTTCCCGTACCCAAGGTACTCAAGGTATTCCTTGTAAAGGTGATTGATGTGCGTTATCGCACCCTTACTACTCTTTGTCCAGAACACTGTAGGATCATCTGTCTCAATATCTGAGGCTATAGCCTCAACTACATCAGACGCTATGTTCTTGTTGATACTTACAAGTTCACTAACTGGTGTACCTTTCTTTGCCAAGGTCTTAATACTGTCAACCTTCTCGTTGTCCTCGTAGAACTTGCTCCCATGAGCAGCTGTGTTCTTGTATGCAGACCTAACGATGTTCATTATCTCACGATCCTTGTCTCCCTCATCGTAGCTCAGTAAAACAGTCTGTGCCTCTGACTCAGGTATACCAAAGTCGTTCAGTGCTGAGGCTAGGATAAACAAGTTGTTGTTCTTCTGGCCTTGCACCATTCCGAAGTCACGATCCCACCATATGAGTAGCCTTCTGACTATCTCGTTGGTGTTGTCTAGCTTAATGGTGTTACGTGAGGTCTTGGTGTCAAATACTGTATGTTCTTCGGTAGTTATTTGGTTAAATTCCTCGCTATCTGCGTTAACAAATAGCTCTGGATCGTAGGACTCGTAGCATACACGGCTAATATCCTTAGTGCTGTTGTCAAACTCAGGGACGTTGTAGTATTTTTTTAGGGATAAAAAGTAATTCTGATGGCTTTCGATGTCCTTCGGTATCTTCACAATCACCTTCAGTCCGTCACCGCTAGGAGAAGTGAACACAGCGTAAGAGTACTTGTCCTTCACTAAGAAGTCACGGTAGTCTATCATTGACCACTCATCTATGAATCCATCGAAGTCTATGCATATGAACCCACTGTGCTCTACTATCCCTGCCTTTGATCGCTTGGTGAACTTACCACTAAAACATATTGCAGGTAGATGCTTCTTGATCTCGTTACGCTTATGCTTACTGTCAGACCCAGGGTACATCCTGATCTGCTCACACAACTCCTTTGACTTACCAGTGCGTATACGATCAAGAGCCTTGTCAACAGATATGTAGTAAGGTTTATCAGTTTCAGATATGTTCCTGAATAGAGTTATCATGAGATTAAAATTAATTGGTTAAAAAACCCACAGACATTACATCTGTGGGCTCTACGTTTATGGTTACCTAATTAGAAAGGAAGATCCTCGTCATCTATTGGCGCGGATGTAGCTGGTTCAATAGGTGCAGAAGTAAGTACGTAAGTACCTAAGTCTTGAGGAGCACTTATCACATCTGCCTCTACACGCCATGCTTCCAATGTGTTGAAGTACTTGGTCTCTCCTTGTGGAGAAAGCCACTCACGTCCTCTTAGATTGAACGACACCTTAACTGACTGCCCCGTTCCGAATGAGTTAATCAAGTCGCACTTGTCCTGAGTAAGTTGGAACGCTATGTGCTGATCATACTTCGAGTCCTTGTCACTTAGCTCTGTTACAACGAATTCACGCTTCTTGAACTTCTCAGATACCTGTGCAGTATCTCCGATAAACTTGATGACACCAGTCATCTGAAATTGATTTGTCATTTGTTTTTGTTTAATAAATAATCCTTATACTCTTGCGCATACTTGAATGCAGCATTTAATCTTCTGTTCATGTGAACGATGTCATCATCTGACAGGTACACAGGACACACAGTCACACGTAGGTTGTCGGCTAGGTTATCAGCGAAGTGTAAGCTGTCGTGCTCGTACTCTGGAACCAACTCCTCTGGAGTAGTTACAAGTGAATGGAACACCTCACCTTTACGCCAGTCCATACCAGTCATACCACGTAGCATGTATAGGTAAGTCTTGACCTGCCATGTGTACGTACTGTTGTCAGCCTTCTCAGGAGTCTTAGGGAACGTCTTCTTAGACCACGAACTCTTCGCGTCCTTAACCATTAGGTTCTCCTTGTCAACTACATCTGGGTGACCAACAACACTCTTATACGACAGCTCGTAGTACTCATCAAACTCTGTCATCTTCTTATGGTCAGTGAAGAACACACGGTTATACAGCTCGATAGCCTGGTCCTCAACATCTCTACCCTTCGCTACTTCCTTGCTATCAAACGTATCCTTGTAATCGTATACCTCACTGTCAACATAAGACTCAATAAGACTCTTAGCACCTACTGGAAGCTCTACATCTGCGTCACGCTTAGCGATCAGCTTATCTCTCTCCTCTGCCTGCTTCTCAGTAAGCTTGATCTTGTTGAGTAACTCCTCCAGCTTATTGCTCTGTACCTCTGTTAGGCCATCCGTGCCTAAGAAAAGTGGTGCGATGTTATACGTTCTCAATCGCATCCTTCAGAAGTTTAATCTGGTTAGGTGTAAGTGTACGACTAGCCATGAGCTTTTCGATAGTCGTTGATCCCTTCTGTACCGATGCAATCGCCTTCGGGAAGTCATCGTCAGAGATCCCAGGCTTAGCCTCCTTCTGTGCTACCTGCGGAGGTCTGCTGCTGAAACGTAGTGCGTCAACCTTACCTTCAGGTGATGATACCTTCTCCACTCCTAGTGCGATTGGTTTACCTAGGTAAACGTCCTGCTCGACTGTCTCGAACAACTTCTGTAATCGCTTGAAGTTAGTTACGTTTACAACCATTGGCTTTGTGAACTCCTTGAGCTTACAGAACACCTTACGTTCCTTACCCATTGATCCTACCATCTCATCAACAAAGAACTTGTCGATGGTTACTACGAGCTGTGCGTAGCCTTTCTTCTTGTCGTCCCATAGGTCTACTGCGCCTAGGTACTTGTCACTGTCTTTAAAATTCTGTCTCCAGTGCATAATTAAATTGATTTGAGTTGAGTAGTGAATTAACCCATCACTAATTAGGGGCTACAAAGATGAGGATAATTTGCTTATCCTATCCTCATAATCTAAATGTTTGTTGAAAACTTTTAAGTACGTATCATTTAACCTAGCCGCAAGCTCAGTCCTGTCATCTCTTAGAGCAAGCTCTATGTTGTACATGACCTTGTCAGCTCTGTTCTTGTGTACATACGAACACACTGCGAATGCACCGTGATCGAACCCTACTTCCTTAAATATCTGTAGGATTTCCCAGGGCACATCCTCATAGTGATCACTGTTAGTCATTGTGTTCTTGACCTCGATCCTTCCATCGTTGAATCGTTCTATCTTTACACCGTGGTTTACATAGAACTCACTATTATCTGTCTGCACAAACGAGACGTGTGGCCTCTCCTTCAATTCACTCCATGCCTTCATCGTAACCTGCTGTTAGTTTCTGAATCTTGTGCCTGATATCACCACGCATGTAGCCATCTGAGTGAAGACTCAGCTGATATGCCGCGTACCTCTCAGCGAGCTCGTACTTATTAAAGATATCGTTTTCAGCCTCAAACTGCTGAGGTGTAAGCTCCGCAAGTGATGTCATCACCTTACGCCACGAGTAGTAGATCGTTGACTGGTTCACTGAGAAGTTGTAGTTGTCAAGCAAGTACTGCTGTATCTTAGGAGCACTCTGGTACTTCTGAAACGCATGGTAGTACACCTCTTGTCTCTGTCTCACTACCTCTGCTTTGCGACTTCTCGTCTTGAAAATCTCATGATTTTCGTTGATTATCTCTTTCATTATAACTAATTAAAAATCCAATAAATACAATTAAATTCATCCCTAATGATGCAATTATCTCGTGTATATCCTTATACACATTTACAGATAGATACACATGACCTACCATCCAGAATGGAACAGATAGGTTTTGTGATATCCATACGACTAAGTATTTGATAAATTGCATATGTACTTTCTTACATCTATCCAGTACCTCTTTGTGTAGTAGATAGGTATTATACCATACCCACGTCTGAAGAACGCCATCTCGATCATTCTGTCTGCGTGCATAATAGCTAGTCTCTTAGACTTCTCCTTGTGGCCAACCTCCATCCATATCTCGTTGAAGATCTTTACCGCCATATACTCCTCACTCATCGTTTTTTATTTTAAGTCCGTACATCATATTTAACCACATCATTTCTCTGTGGCATATCTTCTTTGGGTACCTGAACACCTTCTTTATAAGTGCCTCGCCATAATTAACCCATTCTTCATTCTGTTCACTAGTCATGGTCCAATTGTTGTACCATGCGTCCTTCCTTTCTACGATATCCTCGAACTTGACATCGTGACCTGCGATCTCGAACATCTTGTTGATAAGGTCAATTAAGAACTCTTCCTTTCTACTTTTCATTTGTTCATTTTTTTGTTTAACATATTTTCTCTGTAATCGATCTCTTTCCTAATCAAATCAAGATGCCACGAAGCACCACCATACTCCAATACCTTCTGTAGGTAGCCGTCGTCCATATCGCATATTGGTACGTACTTCATTGGCTCTATACCACTCACACCTCTGCTACCTCTAAAGGCATGTTTTCTGACTAACTCAAAGTCATCGTCTGCATAGATGTTGATCGATGTGATCTTCTTCAAGGTCTTCGCGCCATACCTAGCGTAGTCAAGGCCACCATCAACCATCGCTCCGTTCGGGCAACCGCACGTTTTATAGTCGTGCCTACTGTAGCTGACTATCGTCTCTTCACAATCATGGCATCTTACTGCGTTGTAAACTAGCTGTCTCATAATCGGTTTTTTTTCGTTTAAGTGTTTATTTCTTTTTTAACTTCCTCCCAGTAATCCATCATCAGCCTATTCTGCCAACGGTTTTCTTCTAGTGCATTAAGTACTTCATCACAGGTAATCGATGCGGCATCTCGTGCGTTATCTTCCTGCTGTTCTGCTGTATGTGCCTCGACTAAGTCGAAGTACTTGTCAATCAGTTCTTTCGCTTTTTCTTTTGTATCCATATCTTTATCAATCATCTGTTCTTCCACTCCTTCCATACCTCAAAGTCCTTTAGCTGTTCAATTTGTTTTTTTATCTCCAAGTACATCTTTGTTGATATCATAAACATCACAAACATCCCAATTATAATTCCTATTTCCATCGTTTATCTTTCATTAGTTCCTTAATATCTCCAATTGTATACACACCTTGTTGAGAATTATCTAAGGCGTACACCTTTGTATCGTCTGGCAATCTTTCAGCCAATGGACTTAACCATCTGCATCTACCCATACTTCTAAAAAATACTTCCTCAAATATATTTGTATTGATGTAGTAATATACTCCATCTTCATCGCCTAACTCTATATCAATAGGCTCTATTGGTATTCCAAATGTTGTACTCATTCTATTCTGATTTAAAGGTTTCGTTTTTCCATTCTTTCCATGTTTCAATGTCTTTTAGTTTTTCTTCTTTCTCTTTAGCTTTCTTCAGCAACGAATGCCACCTAAACTTATCTTTAGGCTCGTCCCATAGCTTATAGAACAGCCATTCTACTGGGCTTTGTTCACCCATGTACAACCCTGACTTTTCATCGTCAGACATCATTTCCGTTAGTGCTTTCTTTCTGTCTTCCATATCACTTATATTTTTCTGCTATGCGTCGTACCTTTTCAACGTAAGTCGGATCTCCTGCATAGCTACCATCCAACCTCTCGTAGTACTCGTCCTCAGACCTAACCTTCCGCATGTACGCCGCCTGATACAGCGCATAGTCCTGGACTGACAAACGCCAGTCATCGTAGTACGCATGGCCCGTATGCTCACGACTGCATGTCGTAGGTCTTGACCTTGCGACCTTCATGCCGAACGCATTGTTGGTCTGCCTGAATCGATTAGATGTAAAGTGACCACTCTCCAATATAGCCTGAGCGAACGCGATGTGCGGAAACTTAATACCGCACTGCTTCACGTAGCTATAAAAAACTTCAGGGCTGAAAGAAGGATGATTGTGAACAACGGCCTTCTTCCTCTCAACGATCTTAGTTACTACTATTGTCTCCTTACTCTTGTAGGATAAGAGCACAAATGATATTAGCCCTACAGCGACTATCAAATTATTTCGATGATAAACCATAACGTTCCGATTAGATTAATAAATATGCACATGAATAACACCCATACGGTGTATCTATGCCAGGGATTGTGTAACGCTGAGAAGATCACAGCGTAAAAACAAAAGATTAAAAATAAAGGACAGTACCACATAGTTAATTGAATTTAAATTAAGTTAAACAAAGGAGGGGAACCACCCCCTCCTATGAAACCAAATAAAACATGTCTACCATGAACATGTTTTGTTCAGGCGATGGACTCGAACCATCTACAGGGACTTAAAGGAATTCAACGCTATAAGTTTGTAAGCTACCTTACTACCCGACCTAATCACTAATAAATGCAAATCTATGCAATTATTATAAACTTTGCAAATCTCTGTCAACAAATGTTGCAAAATGTTGACTCAGTGCTGACACAAAAATGTGTAACTGCCTGACTATCAATAGACTAACCTATTTTAGTGCTGATGTGCTGACATGACGCTGATTTTTTTTATTTTTTTTATCTCCACGCCCCATCTCTCTTTATATATACTCTATTATTTTTTTTTCTAATTAATTAGAGTAAAGAGTAACATCTTAACACTAAGAAAGCTGAAAGCTAGACTGGCAAAGGGCTAGACATAGTTTTGCGGGCAACATCAACACAACATTTGTCAGCACGATTTAACAGATTTTAACAATTCTTGACACTGATATTTACATAACCGTTAGATATCCATGCATGGATATTGTTATCACCGTACTCATCCTTATACATATTGATAATCGATGCGGCAAGGATCTGCTTAGTCACATCGTCGCCAAATAACTTGACTCTGAAATCAGGTTTACTACTCATAACTTAATAGATTTAATTTAAAAATATATCCTCAATCGCTACAGCTGTGCACCTAAGTGGTGCATAGTGCATCACCTCGAATTCTTGGATACCCATGTCTAACATATACGATACGATCTCGCTGTACCTCTCCACATGACTCTCTCCATACAGCACACCTATCACCCATTCCTCTGGAATGCCAACAGGTCTGACGACTGCTTGCCACATATCACTTACGTTCTTCCTCAATTAGCACATCGATTACTCCGATCAAACCGTAGAAGCCTGCCATCAACAGCAGGCTTTCTACTACAAAGATAACTACTTCCATGGCTTCTAATTTTCGTTAATACTATACTGGCTGATCTCGTCCTTGTAAAACAATGACACATGAACATCGTCAAGATACATTGGTTCTTCAACCTCTTCGTTACGTAGGATAAAGTCCATGACTGCACCGAGTTTATGCTCATCGTTCGCGAATTCATCCAACCAATCGAATGGATCTGTTGAGTGATAACTAATGAAACCATCTCGACTTGTGTACCTATCAGCTATATACCTATCGAACGTTTGGAAGTTTGCAAGTAGGTATCTATATACCTTTAGGTAATCGAATTCAATCTCGATGTAGATTGAATCGTTCTCGAAGTTGTAGTACTTTGGACTCGCAATACGTTCGAACGTTATCTCTGATACGAATGGCCGAAGCTCATCTTCAACGAAATCACACATCTTTTTCGCTATCGTATCATGGTACTTCTCCCAATCAACCATATCCTCAAAGTATGTTCCTTCAGGTAGCTTGTAGTATTCGTCCTCTCCGTAAAAATCTACATCATCCCATATTGATCCGTAGAATCCGCTGAACAGCGGTAAAAATGTTTTTGCTTTCATAACTTTGATTTTAATTTTATTAAAACTTGCATTATTCCTTTTGATTCATGAATCATATTTTTATCTCCTTTATCAAATAATAAATGAGCATGCTTTTCAAATTCATCTATTATTTTTTTTAATTCTTTATTACTCATGGTTACTTGTTTATTTGGTTCAACATCTGTCTATCTATAGACTCCCATTTCTCTATCACCTCCAGGTCATTTAAATCCTGGATCGCGTCTTTGCTCATGGTGTACGTCTTCTCGCTACCTTGGAATCTAACGTGTCGCATGTACCTATTCAACTTGTTAGGCCAATACTCTACGATTTTTCCGTAGCTTTTAAGCTTCTGATCTGTTACTCTTCCGTACATGGCTATCTGTTTTGTTCTACAAATCGTTGCAATACCTCTTGCAACTGTTCCTTTATATCCTCAATGATCATGTCATCAAGGGGACTGATATCCACTGATGACAAACCGTTATCTTTTGCAACCCAGACAAACATGTCGTTAATTGCTTGGTCGATTATTTCTTGCATGGTTTCTAGTTATTTAAGTAATTTATACAATCTATTTTTTACATACTCATTAGAAAAGAATTCTTCAGTAGAGTCACATTTTATATCGTGATTACCACTTACGTAACCACTAACTGTAAACTTATCAGCATATCTGAAGTTATCTCCAAGAGTATCGTTGCTAACATATACTGTTTGTGGTGCTTTATATGTTATTCTGAATGCATCTCTACCTTTTTCAATTGATATATAACCACCGTAATCGTCATATCTTACTTTCACATCAGCGATTCCTTCTAGTTCGTCTCTTAATTTTCCCCATGCAATTAGGCATTCATCCTTTGCTTTGTTCAATAGGCATTCGTTCTTTTTCTCAAGCATCAATACCTTTTCTTTCCACTCTTTTTTCGCTTCGGATAAAAAGTCTAAGTCAATCAATTTTCTTTCGCTTGTTTGCTTTTCATTCATTGACAAGAATTCATTAGTTAGTTCATCAATGATTCTCAATTGTTCTGCTGTTAAATTTCTCATGGTTTCTGGATTTTATTTGGTTATTAATTAAATGCCAACAGATATGTACACATTCCGTCAGCTAATGTGATACGCAATGCTTTCATGCGTAATTGCGTCAATCGATCATTGAGATCGAATATTTCATTTGTCTCCATATCAATATCTCTTTACTTTAATAATTCTAAACTTTCTTCTTTTGTATAGGTAGATTACAATATTACCCATTGGCTTCAATTCTTCCAATGCTACCTTGATTCGTTCGTTCTTTGGTAAATCCTGGTTTGCCGTGTACACGTGAATCTTTCCGCCTGCGATATCTCTAAATGCTATATTTGTCATGTCGTTTGGTTTTATTTGGTTAATAGCAAACCATTCGCATGGCTGAACATCCGTTCATTTAATTGCTTTCGTCTATTCAAGACTCGTCAGTTAACCTAGTTTTTTTAATAATTTAAATAGATCATAAGCCGCATCTAATGTTAGACCTGTTTTTGCTCTATCGCCATTAATTACGGCATAATTTCCCCCCATTATCATTTCTGTTTTAACTAACTTAATAAACTTATACTCTTGAATTATTTTTTCGATTTTCATGATTTCTAATTTTTAAATGTTAATACTATTTCCAGTTAGTTACTCTTCTTTTAGTTGTGCTTACTAATTTACCCTCTACGAAAAAGCCTATGATCTCATATGCTCCCTCAATTTTAATGATCTTGCTCATGGTGTTTGGTTTATTTGGTTTTTATTCTCTTATTTTTAAAAGTATTTGCGGATTTTTTTGAATTCTTTATCAGTATATTCTCCACTAATATCAAGGCCTGAATACACATGAACTACCCAATTCCCTGATTCAAATTGTTCAGCAGTACGAAGTAAATTACTATTCTTTGAACACTTTTGTAAGTACATTCCTTTGCATTGTTTTTCGTAAGTTGTCATATAGTTTGTTTTAATTGGTTTATTAATCTACTATCCTAATCCTGTGTGACTTGCATATACATGCCCTGTGCAGGCCATAACTACGACAAACATAAATGCCGCTACAAATAAGCTAATGAAAGCTACTTCGATCAATCTTTCTACTGTTCTCATGGTGTTTATTTTATTTGGTTAGTGGTGCAATCAGTTTCGCTCTGACTAGTTGATCGTATCAATTGCACCATGTGTGCATGTCACGTACAAAGTACTACATGCCGTCTATTAATTCAGTGTTCCCACATTCCCGACAAGAATGTGCACCCAATGTATAAACTAAGTAACGTCCGCACCGCTTGCCCCTACTTAGTTATATATGTCAAAGATCGTATTGTTGTTGTTAAGCTTTGTTCAGTGGTTAGCTTTGTCACCCCCTTTTAATTACTCTTAAGCTTTACATGAGGTCGTTCCCTCATCTTGTTGAAACAAATGTACAGTAGTTGATTGGATTATGCAAACTTTCGCATAACTTTTTTTCATTTTATAGCTTATTTATACTCATTCTAAATAAAAATACATGTTACAATTTGCTTTTATACATATCTATCTACTGATCCTCAGATAGTTATGCGGATATTACGTCGGATTTTGCTAGATTTTTCGTGGTTTGGGGGGTTGATGGGGTTATTCAACATCTAAGGATGTGCGCCTATGATCACCGAACGAACGAACGGCATGCCGATTGGTTGAACGATTGATCGTGTTGCCTGGTGTTTGATCTTCTTGTCCTATAATTTACATTATGTTAAATAGAATGGTTGATCGAATGATCGTCGGCACATACATACGTATGTACGTCGGTAGGTCTATCTATATACCTACAGCTGTACCCATCTATATACATACACATGTGCGCGCGCGCGTAGAGTGCTACCTACCTACCTATGCGCCCCCTCAACAAAAAGCTAAAAACTTCCATGCATTTATCCAAAATCGATACCCCCCACCTGGATTTTGATCGGTTTTCGTTTGATGGGTGCTTACGTCAAATGGGTATATTACCCACTACCCCCGAATATGCGACCCCCGAAAAAAGATGTTAGAATTTGTTGAAAAGCCCGATTTAGTGTCGGTTTGTGCTGAGTTGATGTTACATGCAAAACTCCTACAGCCCAGTCGTAGTAAAGGTTTTAGTGTTTTTAGTGTTAAGATGTTGACTTTTTTACCAATTATAAATAAAAAAAAAATTAGTATATATATAGTAGTAGTAGTAGGAAAAAATAAAAAAAATATTTTTTTTTGCAGTAAAGTCGACATCTCGACACTAAAAATGGATAACATGCACAGGATCAATAACTTACGTGTTTTTGAGTCGACATTTTCTCGACACTGGACCGACATTTCTCGACACAAGTCAACATTTTCGTACATTCAGAGGTCTAAGAGGCGTCAGACGAACTATGTGATGCGTTGGCTTACCGATGGTAAGAGGTATATAATGATGAACAATGAAGAGTAGGCTTATTTGCATAGATGATTCCATCAAGGCGGACCAGATAGAGTTCGTGTGCATGGTTTATCCGCAGTGGGTGAAGAAGGGTGAGGAGTATACTGTTCGGCAGGTATTGGAGAACGATGGGATTGTCACTGGTGTTTTATTGGAGGAGGTTCGTAACGAGGAGATATATCAGCAGCTTCTTGGTCGGTATCAGGAGCCAGCGTTTCGCATGAGTAGGTTTGTAGAAATAACTGCGTGCGAGAACTCTGTTTGTAATTCATTTGAATTTACTAACTTTGTCGAGTAATTACTTTTTAAAAAACATATATGTTATGGCAACAAAAATGAAAACAGGTCGAATGACCGTTAAAACCACAACAAGGGCTCCAGGTGATCCTAAGAACTTAAAGCAAGTAACTGTTACTGGTAAAAACCCTACTTCTGGTGGAAGGACACAGGCTCAATATAAAAGTATGAGTGCTGAAGATCAGTATAAAGAATGGGTTTCGGAGCAGAGAAAAGCGCCTAATTATGAATATACAGCTGGTATTGGCAGAAAGGCTGGAGGGTCTAAACTTTCACCTTCAGAGCTTGAGTTATTTAATAAAGAGCAGGAATCTATGGGATACAATATGAAGGCTAAAGAGGTATGGTATGCAAAAGGTTCTGAAGGAGCTGAAGGAGCTAAATATGGAAAACCTGGTTTCCACCAAGTTTACTATGCTGATCCTTCAAAAGAAAAGCAGTATTACAAATCTCCAGCTAAAGTGACTCCATCTACTCCAGTTAAGACACCTGAGAAAGTTAAGGTAGGTAATTTGCCAACAAGGAAGCTTGGTTCATCTACACCTTCAAGAAGTTTGGCAACAGCTACTAAGAAGACTGAGATGGTTAACAAAGCTATTGAAGGTCCTGGTGTAAAAGGTAGATCATTTAAAAAGCAAGGTAGTGTAACTAACCGACTTAAACCACAAGGAGGATTAGCTAGAGGTGCAGAAGGTCGTAAGTTCCGTAAAGAGGAAAAATTGGCTGGTGCTTATACACGTACTAAGGCATTAGCTGACGAAAACCAAGGGCCAAACGTTGTAGCTGGAGCTTTTTCTAAAGAGAAAAAGGCTGGATACAAAGCTATGCGTAGTGATCTTAAAGCTGCTAGAAAAGAGACTGGAGTAAAAGTTGGTAGCGCAATTAGAGACACACGCAAAGCACAGAAGTTCGAAAAGAAAGAGCAAGTAGGAAAGACTTCATACTTTACTAAGTCTAAGATGAATGAAAAAGTTGAGAAGAAGACTGGCATGAAAGGCAGAATGCAAGCTGGAAAGATGCGTTATTCTTAATAAATATATTTTTTTTTAAAAATACCTGCCAAAAAATTTGGTGGGTATTTTTTTTTGACTACATTTGAAATAGAAACTCAATTAAATAACAACTATGAAGAAAGCAATTTTATCGGCAATCATGTTAGCGTTTAGCTTCATGGCCACAGCACAAGAGACTTACAAGAACCACAGCTCAGCTCCAGACTTTGAGTGGTATTATGTAAAAGGTGACACTAACCTAGTATCGTTTAAAGGAAGCAGCTTTGATATGAATGGTATTGTTTACAACTGGTTAGATGCATATGGAATGAATGCCGCAAACCCTGACGAAAAATTCACAGACAAGAAATCAGGTGCAGAGGTTAACGTATGGTTCTACAAGAATGAGTACGATCAGAATGTAAGAATGATGTTCTACAAGAACACTGATAGAAGCATGATTATGTGCAGAGTATTATAACAACCCCCACTCTACATAACTAAGACGCACACTTAACGGTGTGCGTTTTTTTTGTTTATCTTTGTCAAAAAAAAGAATGATCGGTATATCGCCATTTACTTCAAGTATACTTTTGTTCGGAGATAGTGCATTTGCTCCTAAAAACAAGAAAGCACCTGTAATTACAGGTACAGTTCAAGTAAGGGAGACTTTAACCTGTTCACAAGGCACTTGGTCAGGTACACCTAAAATTACTTATACTTACCAGTGGATAAGAAACAGCGATCCAATAATTGGCGCAAATAAAAACACCTATACATTAGCAGATGCAGATGCTAAGCAGTCTATTAAATGTACTGTAACAGCTACAAATGCTGTAAGAAGCGCATCTGCCGACAGTAACACGGTTATACCTATTAGTCGTGGTGATAGTTCAAAATCATGATTAATTTTAAAATCCCATTAAATCCTGATTGTTTGTTTTTCTACTAAAAACATCTATATTTGCACCATAATTTAATCAAATATGGTAGTAAAACAGATATTTTTAGATGAAAGTGGACGTAAGAAACTGAAAAATGGCATCGACAAGATATCAGCAGCAGTTTCATCTACGTTAGGGCCATCAGGTCAGACGGTATTAATAGAGTCAGAACACCACATAGGAGGTGTGACTGTTACAAAGGATGGTGTGACTGTCGCACGATCAATCAACTTGTACGATCCAGTAGAGAACTTAGCGGTACAGTTAGTACGGGAGGCAGCATCTAAGACGGCTTCGTCGGCAGGTGATGGCACTACGACTAGTATTGTGCTTACCAAGGCTATTATCGATGCGTTCGAGGACTACTTTGATGTAGACAAGCACAGCAAGACTGAGGTACTAAGACAGATCCAATCAATTGCAGACGATGTAGTGAAGGAGCTTGGACGTATGTCTAAGAAGGTCAGTGGTAAGAGGCTGCTTGATGTAGCGACGATCTCTGCGAACAATGATCCAGTTGTAGGTAAGTTGATCGCTGATGTGTACTCACAGGTTAGCCATGTTATTGTAGAGAACTCTAAGACCACGAAGACATACTCTGAGGTTATTAAGGGTATCCGTGTTGCCAGGGGGTGGACATCTAAGTACTACGTTACGGATCACAAGAAGATGGAGTGCGTGATGGAGGATGCGTATGTGTTACTTACGGATCATGAGATTAATAATCTATCTAACATAGAGAACGTACTGGCTCATGTGTTGAAGGAAGGTAAGCCATTGCTTATTGTAGGTCAGCTGTCACCACAGGTATCAGCTACACTTAACATGAACGTTGTGCAGGGCAAGATCAAGGTATGTAACATTATCCCACCTAATTTCGGTTACCGTAAGGACGAGATGATGACAGATATATCCAAGGCATTGGGTGCTCACTACTACTCAGAGTCTACTGGTGACAACCTAGCGTTGTGTACGGTGTCAGGACTTGGCAGGGCGAAGAAGATCATCGTTAGTCAGGACAGTACGATCATTGTGCGTCACGAGGGCACTGATGAGGACCTTGATGCATACGTTAAGGAGCTTAAGATGAGCAAGTGGGAGGAGACGTTGGAGGAGAACCTTAAGTTCATGGACGAACGAATTGCCTCTATCTCAGGAGGTGTAGGTATGATCTACGTTGGTGCTAGTTCAGACATCGAGCAGAAGGAGTTGAGGGATCGTGTTGACGATGCGGTGCTGGCTGTTAAGGCTGCGATTGAGGATGGTGTGCTTCCTGGTGGTGGTGTAGGACTTGTGAACGCGATGGCGTTTACAGCGTCTAAAGCTATGGTTAACGGTAACCCATCAGTTGCGTTGGACATTATGTCTCAGGCGTGCGAGGCTCCATTCCATAAGATCTGTGAGAACGCTGGCGTTGATGGCAACGAGGTGTTGGACTACGAGAAGTTCTTTGACGATGGTAGTGTAGGCAGGGGTTACAACGTGAAGGATAAGAAGACAGGTGACATGGTGAAGATGGGTATTATTGATCCAGCGAAGGTAACTAAGAACGCGCTTAAGAATGCTGTATCTGTGGCCACTACGATCCTTAGTACGAATGCGATAATCACAAATGTAAGAGAGAATGAAAGCGTTAAATAGTTTTATTGTAGTTAAGCCTCTAGTTGTAGAGCAGCAAAAGAGCGCGAGTGGGTTGTTACTCACTGGAGCTGAGATTGTAAAGCAGCGTTACCAGGAGGCAGAGGTTATAGAGGTCAGCGATTTAGTTGCTGAGCATATACATAAGGGTGACGTTGTTGCCTACGATGCTGTCCAAGGGCACGACTACCGAAATGGTGAAGAGTCGTACAGGATTATTCAGTATCGAGATGTTGCTTTGATTCTTTAAACTCTTTGTTAAAGTTTCTAATTGCGATGGCGAAGACCTTATCTGTGAAGCCTGCTTTCTTCTTAAACATAGGGTTTCTACTAGGTGTAGTAGGTATGGGTTCTTCGCCGTTTAGCTTTTTATAGATTGAGTTAATCATCTTCTTTGCTTTGAAGCTTAGCTCGTACAATCTAGCTTGGCTATTAGTGGGCTCACGGAATGTTCTGATGAGCCCCTTTCTTTTTAGGTTAGCCATCCTCTTTGTATCCCACCTGAATATGTTGTCGTATGAATCGAACGTTGTCTTGTTGAACAGCATCTCGTCATGCAGGAAGAACAGTATCTCTAGCTCTATCATGGTGACGTCGTAGTATCGACATGCCCAGTACCTTATCACCCTCCAGTACTTCATGTAGTTATGGTCTGGGTAGTTTCTTGTGATATGTTTTTGGAACGGACGGGACTTTATACTTATTTTGTATTTGTCCTTTCTCTTACACCTGTTAGTTCTCATAGATGTACAAATTTAGATTAAATTTGCTACCTTTGCAACTAGCATGAGTATATTTCCACGTCCATTAAAGAGGGTCCTAGGCAAGATAATACCGTTCTCCAAGCAGGACAAGGTACCTACATTTAACCTTGGTAGTGGGACTGCTGACAGTACTACATACCTTAGAGGTGACGGCACATGGTCTGTCCCTCCATCATCAACAGGTTCTGCTGGATTTGAAATGAATTTTTTATTAATGGGAGCTTAGTATGGCAACAATTTATAAAGTATTAGGACAGTCTAGTCCATCAGCAACTACAGAGACAGCTCTATATACAGTTCCATCTGCTACATCATCTGTAGCTAGTTCTGTTATTATTTGTAATAGATCAGCAGTTCTATCTACATTTAGAATATCAATAGCTATTGCTGGAGCCACTACTGCTAATAAGGATTATATATATTATGACTTACCTATAGGAGCTAACGATACATTTATCGCTACAATAGGTGTAACTTTAGCTGCAACAGATGTAGTAAGAGTTTATGCATCAAATACTAATCTGTCATTTTCACTTTATGGATCTGAAATAAGCTAATATGGCACAGGGATACGCTTCATATAATATAATTAGTAGTGAGATTTCATTTGCAAATACTCCTAACATAGATGCATTTGGTAGACTTAGGGTAAGTGAACCATTTACACTATTTGATTCAAGCCATAGATTTGCTGACAACGGACTTTGGTCAACAGGAACTGCAACAGGAGGAACTGCAACATTTAATGCCGCTCAAGGTTTAATTGATCTAGATGTAACCACATCGTCAGGATCTGAGGTTGTAAGGGAGACTACTAAAGTATTCTCATATCAACCAGGAAAAAGTTTATTGGTACTAAGCACGTTTGTAATGAGTCCTGCTAAGGCTAACCTAAGACAAAGGATTGGGTACTATGGAGCAAACAACGGATATTATCTAGAGCAGAACGGGACTACTGTAAGTTTTGTAGAGAGGAGTTTTGTTACAGGAGCAGTAGTAAATACACCTGTTACTCAAGCAAGTTGGAATGTTGATCCTATGGATGGGTCTGGTCCAAGTGGAATCACCCTTGACCTAACAAAGGCTCAGATTCTATTCATGGACTTGGAGTGGTTAGGAGTAGGAACGGTTAGGATAGGCTTTGTTGTAAATGGTAACTTTTATGTTTGCCATAAGTTTCACCATGCTAATATTATTGCTTCTACATACATAACTACAGCATCATTACCATTAAGGTATGAGATAACAAATACAGGTGCTACAATTAGTGCTAGTACATTGAAGCAAATATGTTCTACGGTATTGTCTGAGGGTGGATATGAACTTAATGGGCTACAGCAAGCAATTGGTATTCCAATTCAATCTCCAAGAACATTAGGAACAGCAGGAACATTTTACCCTGTAATAAGCTTACGTTTAAAATCAACAAGATTGGATGGTATTATTATTCTTACTGCTCTTTCTATAATGCCAATGAGTACAGCTAAGTTTAATTGGCAAGTTGTAGCATCTGGAACAACAACAGGTGGCACTTGGACGAGTGCAGGAGTAAACTCTTCTGTAGAATATAATATAACAGGAACCTCATTTACAGGAGGAAGAATACTTGCAAGTGGATTTTTTAGTGAAAGTAATCAAGCGGCAAGTCAAGTTGATATATTGAAGGAAGCATTGTTTAAATTTCAGTTAGAAAGAAATGGATTAATATCAACACCATTTGAACTTACACTGGTAATTGCTTCTAATAGCGGTAGTGATACTGTTGTTGCATCAATGGACTGGGAAGAAATAAGCAGATAATATGAGCCAAGGATTTACAAAAGGAACCCCTATAGATACAGATCCTACCCTATCACTTAATAGTGATATTGTTGTTCCGTCTCAGAAAGCTGTGAAGAGTTATTTAGCAGCAAACTATCAGCCTACATTAGTTTCAGCTACAAATATCAAAACAGTTAACGGCAACTCTTTACTTGGTAGTGGTGATTTGGTTATTGGTGGAGGTGGTTTAACGGTAGGTACAACAGCTATTGCAAGTGGAACTATCGGAAGAATATTATTTCAAAATGGCGGCGATGTTTTAGGTCAAGATTCTGCGTTATTTTGGGATAACACTAATAAGCGTTTAGGCATTGGTGCAACACCTTCAACAAGTGTGCGTTTAGACGTTCGCGCTCAAGGAACGTTGAGTACTGACATAGCATTTAGAGTTAGAAATAGTGCTGATACATATAATATAATATCATCTTATGGAGATGAATTAACTATTATAGGTAGAAACGAATCAACGGAACCAAGGCTATTAATTAATAGAGCAGGAAGCACTAAAATGGTTCTAGGAGGCACGACTGATTTAAATATACAGTTTCCATCAAGTGGTTTTGGTCAATTAAACTCTGGCACTCAAGGATGGGATATAATATCATCTAGTGGAGATATTCGTACAAGAAACTCATCTACATTTACTCTATTGAAAGGTAATTTTTTCGGTATAGGTCAAACTACACCAGCTGCTAGACTAGACGTAAGAGCGCAAGGTGCGTTAAGTACGGATATAGCGTTTAGAGTTAGAAACAGTGCTGATAGTGCAAATATATTAGAACAAAGGGGGGATTCTAATTTAATTCTTACTGGAGTAGCACCTAAAATGACGTATGCTTCGGCAAATAATGGTGGCTCTATAAGTCATCATCCAAGAGGAGATTCTGTTATAAATTTAAAACATTCTTTTACTTTTTTTCAATCAGGTTTTAGTGATGGCTCCCAGAGTACAGCACCAAAACTTAATATGATTTGTGCAGATATTACTAATTATGGTATGAATAATGGGTTTCATTGGTATTTTAATAATAATTTAAACCCATTAGATTCGGAAAGAGCATTATGGTTAACCCCAAAGAAAACATTATCCATTTTTACTGGAACAGGGCCAGATGCTTATACAGCTAAAGTAGATAGTTTTGAACTGTATTCAGCCGACATCGTAGCAGGAAATGCAGCACCACACTTTAGAACAGAAAACGGAAATATAATAAAACTTTTTAGAGGTTCTGCATTAACGGCATCTGATGGAACACTTGCAAATGCAGTTACAAGAATTGCAGAAATTCAGGCAAGGTTGCAAGCTCACGGATTAATTGCTTAATTTTACATTATGGGACTAATAATAAACAAAACAGAAGAAAAAACTATCACCATTCAAGGCACAACTATTGAAATGGATAGCGTGTACGGAAGAATTGAATTTGCTGGTCGAGCAGATGGTAAGACATTAGAAGTTAGCATTGCTACATATGCCTCAAAAGAGGCATATGAAAGCGGAGCTGCTGTATTATCTACCGATGTACCTATGGGTAATATTAATGTAGAGATTAAACCTACTGAAGTACAAGGATTAGAAACTGCTCATGAATATGCTCAAATTGCATACGAACAACAAGGTTATCTCGTAGAAATTATATTGTAAAAATACTTATATTTGCATCATGAAAAACAAGTATCCATACAATAAGCCAGTTTTTTCTTTCGATACGTACATCGATAAGTTGATTCGTGCTAAGAAGAGCATGAAGATGGCTGAAGATTTGAAAGAAGAAGTGACTGAGGCCGCAGTTAAGATGTCTGTCATGGGTATGATGGGCGGTATGAAGAAAAAGCGATGATCCAAAAGATCAAGCGTCAGCAGGGTCTTGGTGATACTGTTGAGTTCATCACTGAGGTAACAGGCATTAAGTATGCCGTTAAGAAGGCTGTTGAGCTTGGTATTATTGAGGATTGCGGATGTGATAAGAGAAAAAAGTTATTGAATGAAAAGTTCAACTACAAAAGGGAAGACAGCGAAGTACTACGCGGAGAACAAGGAGGCGAATCAGAAACGCCTCAAGCAGCAGTCTAAGTACAACAAGACTGAGAAAGGACTAGAGCTTAGAGTCGAGGCGAATGCAGGACGAAAGAAGCTAGGACTTAAAAAAGGAGATAAGCGAGACGCAAGCCATACAAAGGATGGTGGAGTTGTAGCAGAACATAGAAGTAGAAACAGAGCACGAAAAGGTTTAAAATAAAAAGATATGCCAAATTCATACGGAGAAATCCTAACAGCAAGAGGAGGAACATACATCCTTAATGATACTAGTACATATAACACTTCACTAGTATATGCTATTGTAACATTAGAAGATACAGAATTTTCTATTCTAGAAATTACTGATTCAAACGGTATAGTTACTGATGTTATAAATGATCACTTTGCAGATCTATTAACACCTATAAAGGCAGGAGCTATAATTACCCCAATGGATGTTAGTAAGCCTTTTTCTAGTATTGAGTTAGCTAGTGGATCTGTAACGTTAGTTCTTAAGTAGGATGAAAAAACTAGCTACTGTATTTACACTATTCTTAGGGTTTATTTCTCCTATTGAGTTATCAATCATACTTCTAATGGTGGCAATGGGTGTAGATACGTTGGTTAAGCTTATATCTCTTAAGATACAGTCTAAACGAGATGGACGAAGGTACATGGATGTTTTTGCATCTAAGATGCTTAGAAAAGGATATATCTATAAAGGTACTGGCTACTTGTTGTTTGCCTTAGCAGTTTTTCCGTTAGATTTTTACATGCTAACACCATTTATTAAGGGCGTTATGCAGTACTTATCAATTGAGTACATAGTTGTTACAAAGGCAATATTTACAAATCTTTTACTTATAATATTCTGTATAATTGAGCTTGCATCAATTAACGAGAACTGGTTTGATATATCAGGAAATAATATACTAAAGTCTGTAAAGGACACTGTTGTTGTCTTAAGGAATTCTATCAATAACGTTACTGATTTTATAAGCAGAACAAAGAACAATGTATAAGTTACTTATAGCATTATTTCTACTGTACTCATGCAGTGCTGAGAAGCACCTAATGAAAGCTGAGAAGCACATAGCTATTGCTAAGTCTAAGGGTGCTGTTATTAAGTCAGACACTGTATGGAAGTATTCGTACACATCAGACACTATCTATAATAAAGAGACTAATACACTTGAAGTTAGGCACTTAGTAAAGGATAGCTTTCCATATACTATAACAAACACCATCAAATCAAGCATGTCAAAGCAAGAACGTAAGTACTTCGAGGACATGTTCAAGCACATGGAGAAGATGATGAAGTTGCAGAACGACAGTCTTAGACTAGCACTAAAGTATAAGACCAAACAAAACAAGGCAAATAAAAAAACAGAAAGAACTAAAATACGTAAAGAGAATAAATCATTTCCTTGGACTTGGCTTTTTATAGCGATAAGCTTAATCTTTTCATTTTTTATAATCAAACAGTTTAAAAAATGACACCTGCTGAAATTACAACATTTATAATTGGCACTGCTGTATTAATTATTGGGTACTTCCTAAAGATAGTTCACAATGATGTAAGAAAAAACACAGAAGAACAAGGAAAACTTAAAGGTAAAATAGAATTAGTAGAACAAGAGGCTAGATTAAAATATCAAGCAATCCAGGAACAAACTCAATTAGAGATTAAAAATTTAGCTCGACACGTAAGTGAATTATCAGATGCAGTAAAAGAATTTGTTTTAAATAAAAAATAATTATGGTATTAATAGCCACTACCCCCGCTGTTCCTTCATTTGGAATTTTTGAAACACTAACCCAATATGGGGCACTAGGAGTTGTAGTCCTAGGATTAGGAGCTGTTCTTTGGTTTATGTTAAAAAGACAATTAACTTCTGAGGACAATTTAAAAACAAAAGTTGATGAGTTACAAAAAGAACTCACTACTTATATTGCTTCAGATGCTCAAAAAACTACAGAGGCTTTGAACAATAATACAAAAGCCCTTGAGAAACTACAAGACATTATAATCTCTAAGCGATGAAAAACAAGCTTGTAATACTTGGACTTATAGCAATAATCATTGCTCTTATGCTTACTCAAATACTTAAGAGTGGTACAGAGCATGTTGATGTTGTTGACACAGCACAAACTCTTCAAT